GTAGCCAGTATTATTCCACAGCGTTCGCGGATCGCCTACCCCTGATTTTCGATTTCTCGTGCCGCTAGTCGCAAGAGCCCCTCTAGCGCGGCCTTCACCGTTTGTCGGCGGACTTCATCGCGGTTGCCGGGAAAGTGCTGAACCTCAGTGATGACCGTCTCGCCAACGCCCCAGGCCAGCCACACCGTGCCGACCGGTTTGTTCGGCGAACCGCCGTCCGGCCCGGCCACACCACTGACGGCTACGGCAAATCGCGCCAGGCTTTTCTCCTGAGCGCCACGCACCATCGCCTCAACCACCTCGCGGCTGACCGCCCCGACTGTTTCGAACAGCTCGACCGGCACATTCAGTTGCTGAGTTTTCTGCCGGTTGGAATACGTGACGTAGCCAGCCTCAAACCACGCCGAACTGCCCGGGATCCGCGTGATGGCTTCGGCAATCCCGCCACCGGTACAGGATTCAGCGGTGGTGACGTGGGCATTGAGCAGTTGCAGACGTCGGCCAAGGTCGGCGGCCAGTTGAGTGATCTCTTTCACGGCGTGCTCCGGATCGTGTGGAATGCCTCCACCGTACACGAGCCGGTTGCGCTTTCAATACACAGACTCATTCAAAATGTTCGGGCGCCAGCGCTCTGATATACGCCTGACACGCCTGCAAGGCGATCAGTCCACGGTCGCCGGTGTCGGTGATGGCGATAATTCGTTGAGCATGCGCCGGGTCAAGTCGGGCGCGTACGGTTGCATGATCCACGCGGCCGGCGCCGGCGGTGGCTGGCACGTTGCAGCCTGGGGCGATGTCGCTGGCGTCGAGAAGGACTGACAGGCGCACATCAGCAGTGGCAAGGCGATCGCGCAGGCGATCCTGATCACGTTGGGCATCGCTCAGCGCTCGATAATGGGTTTGTTCACTGGTCGCGAGCCGCTGTTCCAGCGCCAGGCGTTTATCCTGCTCGGCCTGTTGCGCGGTGGCGGCGGTCTGCGTCAGTTGATTCAGGGTTTCGGCGTTTAACCGGGCCTGCTCGGCCAACTGTCGGCCGTAGCGCCACTCCTGAAATTGCCAGGCCGCTGCAAAGGCACCAGCAGCCAGCAACACAACGGCGATCACTCGCCAGGGGATTGGCATAGCAACGCCCTCGCCCGTGCCCAGATTTCCAGGCGATCCTGCAGGCCGTTCAACCCGCCGTTGATGCGACGGGTAATGGTGTTGAACTGATCGCGATCAGCCAGTTCGTTCAAGCCGTTCTGTTCCCAGAACCATGCCGCAGACTCGGCGGCCCATTGTGGCTGTTCGAGCAGTTCGGGCAGGGACAACAGACGTTCATCGCCGAACAGGCCAACGCTGCACTGGCGGTAATTCGAACGGCCAGTAATCTGGATCAACCCGCGTCCGCGGTATTTTTGCCCGTCGCCGTCAGCCTCTGGTGTGTTGCCCAGACGCAAGGCCAACGTACCGGTGTCGTATTTGCTCAGGTATTGGTTGTTGCCCAGTTCGCGCACGTAGCGCAATTGCCCGGACTCGTGACCGACTTGCGCAAGGAACGCCGCGACGCGTTTGGGCGAGTCGATATGACGGCGAGCCATCGCGCTGTTGAGTGCAGAAACAAAAACGCCCGCTTGGGAGCGGGCGTTAGGCATGATGTCGATAAGGTTGTTTTCAGTTATTTGCATAATGCTTGATCCTCCCTGGATATTGCCCCGATTGAATCATGGTTGACGGCCAATGCCTGTCAGCCATTTTTTTGCCAGAGTTTTCAGGGTGCCGTCCGGCGTATGTTCTTCGGGTAATGCAAACACCCAACCGAGGGTGCCGAAGTTGGCGGTCCAGTCGATTTGCGGTGCTGGAGTGATTTCAGTGATGTCGACCCAAAGCAGATCCGGGTGAAACATCTCGGCCATATTGCCTTCGGTGGAGAACAGTTCGACCACAGTGCAGTTGACGATGCGTGCGTAGGTTTTCATCAGGCGTACTCGTAGATGATCACGGCGCCTGAAGCACCTGCGCCACCAGGTCTGCCAGGTTGACTAGGTGCGCTGGCAATTCCTCCCGCACCGGAACCGAAACCGGAGCCTGGTGCGGCCAGAGAGCCTGCTGCGCTGTTGCCAAAACCGCCTCCACCCAACGGCGAGCTGCCACCGTGCCCAGCAAGGGTCGAGCCGTTGACAGAGATCCCGGGAGCGCCCGCGTTTCCCGCGCTGTTGACGATGTTGCCTCCACTGGCTGACTGGCCGGGATAGCCTCCGGTATAAAGTCCCATCCCCTGGTTCGCAACAAAGCCAATCCACGGCGACCCTCCACCACCGGCAGCCGAAACCAGCGAGCCGAAAGAGCTGGTGCCTCCTCCCCCGGCATTCGCCGCGGCCTGTCCCGCGCTTCCCCCAGCCCCCACAGTGACAGCCTGACGAGAACCAAGCGCCTCGGAAGGTAACCACGCTTCAGCATAACTACCGGAGGCGCCGCCACCCACGGTTGCATATTGGAAAGTTGTGGTCGCCCCGACTCCCGCACTTCCACCACCACCGCCCACAACCTTGACCAGAACGTGCTTCGTCCCGGCTATCGGCTCATAGGTGCCGGATACGGTAAACGTCTTTACCCCCAACAACCGGCCGCTCGCAGCATTACCACCGCTCGCATACACCAGCACCCAACTGTCCAGCGCCGCGCTGTACACCACCGAACACACACTGCTGCCGACAATCTCCGCTGGCCGCAATGCACTCTGTCCAAGGCTCAATAACGGCTTGGGCAGCAAGCCATTCGGTGCGAACGTGCTGGCTCCAGTGTTGGCATTACCAGCGGTAAAGCGCAGCGCCAGACCGTCCTTCAACGAAGTGATGACCGGCACGTAGTTGGCCATGTACAGATTGGCGGCGCCGATATCGGTCGCATGCTTGCCTTCACCGGCCTGACTGATTTTTTTCAGCGCCTGCAATAGCTGCGTCGCATCGGTTTCGTTTGGTTCAAGACCCGCAGATTTGACGACGTTCAACAATTCATCGGTAACGCTGTTGCCCCAGGTCGCCGGGATCAACGATCCGGGCAATCCCGCGACAACATCTTCATTGACGAACTTGCCGTTCACCAGCCCGACGCTGGGAGCGCTTTTTGGATAATCCATTTCAACTTCCCTGATGACTTACAGCGCAGCAGCCAACCACTTCGGCGCTACCGGCCGATGCTCGCCGAACGGAAAAAAGGAACCCTGCGGCCAGTCGCGCAATTCACGGCGATACGTCTGCAATTGGGCATATTGCTCTGTGGTCAGCGTCGTGCCGCCACCGTCTTCCAACTCATCGCGATCACGCGCCACCAACCCGTCGGTGGCGGCCAGTTGCGCGGTGCGCCAACGGCGCTCGGCGTCAGCCGCTTCATCGGCCGAAGGAGGCGCAGGATCGACCAGAATCGGATAGCCGTTATCCGCACGCACGCCGATCACCTTTGCCGCAACGGCCAATTGCTGCAGCAGCGAGATCCAGTAAGTCTGAGGAATCTCGATGACATCGTCGGGAATGTCAGTTGAGTTGATACCCGGTACATAAACGCCCCGGGTGCTGGCGCTGAACAAAACGTTGAACGGATTCATTCAATAGCCCTTTGCGTAATAATTGATGCCCCAACCCGCAGCGACGCTGCCGCTGTAATCACGAACCTTGAGCTTGCAGCCTTGTTGCTTTCCAGAACCCGCAATCAGGATGACCATCGCCCCGTCACCGCCGGCATGAGTGGCCACCAGAGAAGAAAAGGCTGTAGGAAAAGAGATTGGGAAAATGACGTCGACTTCGCCCTTCGCATCCGTTGTGCCGACACCCCATTGCTCAATGTTGCCGCTGGCAAACCGTTGGTAACCGACGTTGCCATAGACGCCCGAATGGGCCGTGGCATAACGATCGCTGATCGACCCTCCGTACAGCCGCCATTGGCTCGCCAGTTTGATCAGGCATGCGGAGTCGCCGAGTCCGAGTTTCAGCGACCCGAACGTGCCGTTGCAGGTTTCAATTTGCTCGTTTGCGGCGGGGTTGATGGTCAGAACACCGTTGCCCGCATTGATCACGTGTAGCGTGCTGGCATGGGCAATGCCATTGATGGAGGGCAACGTTGCCGTGATCGGCGTTGCGCTGGCGAAACTCGCCACGCCCCCCACGTGGGCTACGGTCAGGACAGTGCTGGTCGGGTAAGAAACGAAGCCGGAAAATTGCAGACCCGCGCGGGCGACGAACTCGGTAGTGGCAACCGCTTTGCCTTGATTGAATTGCGGCGCCGTGACGAACAGGTTGTTGCTGCGCAGCGCACTGAGCAGTTGATTATTGGCGGCCTCCGTCGGTGTCAGCCCTGCGCTCTGGATGACCGTCAACAACTCTTGCGTAACACCATTACCCCAACTGGCCGGAATCAACGACCCTGGCTTGCCCGTCAGTAAATCTTCATCGACAAACTTGCCATCTACCAACCCGGCGCTAGGAACACTCTTTGGATAATCCATGATTCAACTCCTTGTTTAAAAATGCCTGAGACCAGTCAATCCGCATTGGCGACCCACCATTGCGGTGCTGTCGGGCGAGAAACCGCCGTCGGGAAACCTTTAGCCTCAGGCCAGTCACGCAGCGCCTGGCGGTACTCCAGCAACTCCAGATACTGCGCGGCCTTGAGCGTCGTCCCACGCCCCAGCGCCTGCTCGTCGCGATGCCGCGTCACCAACCATTCAGTGGCCGACAGACTGGACTGACGCCAGGTGCGCGCTGCTGCCAAAGGCTCTTGCTCATCGGGGACGATTTCAGGGGTAACGACCGGACGGATCGTTACAGACAACGGCGCAATTTCCTGGCGCAGTTCGCCGACGGGTGCGCCTATTTCGATCTGCATGCCGTCCGGCACCTGCACCATCGTCTCGACGAAAGCAGGGGCAAACAGTTGGGTAATCGCGTAGTCGCCGGTATCGATCAGTTCGACCGCGACACCGTTTTCCACTCGTGCATAGAGGGCCATTACTCGTACTCCCAGATTTCACAGAAGGCGTTGCCGCCGACACCGCTAAGGACAGAGGCGGACGCACTGGTCGAACAAGAACCGCTGCCACCCGAGCCTCGGCTCCCTGAAGTACCGGGGCCACTGAGGCCCATTAACGGGCCACCGCCATCAAACGGGCTCGCCCCGCCACCGCCGGCCAATACGCCCCAATTGGCGTTGTACATGGCGTAACCACCGCCCACTCCACGTGCGTTAGCCAGGTTGCCACCCGTGACGGCTTGCCCTCCGGCGCCACCCTGGACGAAGCCGACTGCCGTGGCTGTCACGGGGAAGGTCAGGATTTGCCCGCCCATGCCTCCTGCCACGCTCATGTAGCTGCCAAAAGAAGCACCACCACCGGCCTGTCCCATCGCGTTACGTGAAGCGCCACCCGCTCCCAGTGAAACCGGCACGCCGGCCATCATTTCCGCGCTCACGTCATACAAACTCTCGCCATAGGCGCCACCACCACCGCCACCGCCGATGCTGTGATAACCAGCTGCCACCGGTGCACAGCCGCCCCCCGAGCCTCCGGCTCCAACCAGACGTACACGAATGCGCCTGGCTCTTGGGTTCGGCTTGTAAACGGTGATCCCGACCGTCTCGATCTGCCGGACTGCCAGCAACCTCCCCACCGCATCGGTGATGCCATAACCAGCCAACGTGGTTGGGGTATTTTTCAGTTTGGTGAAATCAACGAGGGCGCCGATGGCTG